ATAATAAAAATCATTTATACAGAGATCCTCAATATTACAGTCGCCTTGGATTAAGAATCCATCTAAATCATTTGTGGCAACTGTAGGTTTAATAAAGGTCGATTTGAGACCCTGACCTTTAATACTAACTCCAACAGGAACCGTCAGAGGGAATGTCTCAGTGTAGGTTCCTGCAGAAACAACAATAGTATCACCTAGAGATGCATAGTTATCCAGAACATACTTTAGAGAAGCAAATGCAGTGCTTGGAGTTTTACCCCAAGCATTCGCTCCTGTAGTTTCCCCATATCTGGGGTTTACAGAACCAAGAGTTGCCTTGTCTGTTCCATTTTCGGAAACATACCAAGTATTCCCAACACCATCAGTGATGGAACTGGAGAGCATAGATGGAACGATTTTTTCATCGTTCGGATCCGCATTAAGAACCTCAACGATAGTTCCGTTATTATTTACAAATAACGTCCTATCTGTTATATTAAGACCAACTTCCTTATCTGTAAGATCAGAAGTCGTCGGAACTGAGTTCGGAGTTAGGGATCTCTTTAACTTGATTCTGCTTGCCATTTATAGCATTCTCTGTTTCTATAATACTATTTAACCGATTTGATAAATCTTTATTTCTCGCCTCTAATACAATATTTGTAAGAGTCAAGTCAGTTACCTTTTTTTGTAAGGTAGCAATAAGGACATTTACATCTAATTCATTGTTCATTGATTAACCTCAGGTGAATGTTCCCCCATCAATGGTATCAGTCCAGACGGGGACCCCAGCAGCAGTTACTGTCAGGATCTGGAATGACGTAGCAACGTCAGGACCAATGCCTGGGTTTGCCATGTTTGCGGCAGCGGTCTCTAAGAGTTCGCCAGCGCCATTGCCATAAAGAATGCCGTTGGTATTGAATTCTGATCTTCCAGTACCACCATGCTTTACAGCAAGGTCAACATCAAGTTCAAGATCGCCCAGTAAAACTGTGCCTCTTGAAACTGTGATAGCAGTTACTCTTAATTGAAGATCGTCAGTTACTGCAACACCCCCAATAAGATTACCAGGAATGGTGAGCAAATCACCTTCTTGATAATAAGTACCACCACTAGTAATTGTAATGTTACCAATTAAGATAGCACCTGCTGCATCTCTAACAACAGTAACTTCAAGACCAGAACCTTGCCCACCAGTTGGGTTGAGATTGGCATATGTTTGATTTGCTGCACCTACAAGAGTAGTTGATACTTCATAATCAAGATCCCCCTGTTCAATCTTGACAGATTGCACAGCACCAAAAGTATGAGTGAAGATGTTATTAGTATTAGTGGCATCCTCAATGAATGTGAATGCACCAAGACCATCTTCACCAGCGGTTCTGTCAAAACCGAAGAATCCATGCTTAATTGCAGATCCATTGTGGTAAGAGTATTGAATACCACGATCCATACCATCATTGGATCCTTGAGTTACAGTTACAAAATCCCCAATCGAGGCATTGTTAGAAAGACCTCCACTAAGATTTAATATAGTAGTTTCAAAAATAGTTGCATCAGTTGCATCTTTGACGAATGCTACAGTTTGTGGAGTTCCAGTATTTCCATCAGTGAGGAGATCTCCCTCGTAGAAAGAACTTTCTCTCAAAGTCAACGCTGGAAGAAGTGTAATTCTTACAGTATTTGCAGTTTGAGTTTGGAATGTACCAATCTGTTGATATACTCCACCATCGTAATGATATATTGGATCACCAATAGATGGAGGATTTGTAAATCCTGCTGCAGTGTGAAATACAACTTCAATAGAACTGATAGTTCTTCCACCAGTACCAATAAAATCACCAGTAACTAATCCACCAGTAGCAATTCCACTAGGATTGTCAATATTAATTGTTGTAGATGCAGCAGTTGCATTAGCAGATAATGCTTTTTCTGATGTAGTATCACCAATATTGAATACTGGATCATTGACTGTCATTTCAGTTGAATTGACAGTCGTGGTAGTACCAGCAACTTGGAGGTTACCTCGAATGATCAGATCTCCAGCAGCATCACCACTTCTTGGATCTGGATCAAGAATTAACTGAGTACCAGCGTTTGTAGAAATTGTATTTCCATCTAAACGAATATTATCAAGATTAAACTGACCAGTTTGATTTGTAGTTCCAGTTGTAGTTTGAACGCCATTAAATGTCACATTAGCATTGAATGTTGTTGTTGATTCAACAGTTAAGATATCTGTTGAATCAGTACCAAGAGTTACATCATTATCAACAACCATGTTGTCGATCCATGCAGTGGAGGCAACTCCAAGACCACCCGCAATCTTTACTGCACCAGTAGTATCACTGCTTGCATTAGTGGTATCATTAAATTGAAGTGCAACTCCATTATCAAATGTCCAATCAGCACCATCTACTCTAACAGTATCGGTGTTTAATTCGTCATAACGGATGCCACTGTCTCCATCAGTACCGAACTGTAATTTAAGGTCGTCGTCTAAACGGAACTCAGGAGTATTAACTCCAACACGATCTAAACGAAGAACGTTTGCTACTTCATCAAATCTAAATTCGATGTCTCCAGTAGTACCGAACTCTAATTCTTGACTGTCTTCAATGACAAGTTTTCCAAGTCCGTTAGCTCTAAAGATAAGATCTGTGTCTGTAGTATCAGTTTCAACTACGTTAGCGTCAATATTAACGTCGTCTACTCTGAAACGATCTACTTTTGAGTTATTATCTACAATAACTGCAGAATCTGATGTCAACGTACCATGTACGTGATCCAACATGTCGGTGAAATACTTACCACCGATTACTTGAACTGTGGTGTTGTTATCACCAACAAAAACTCTGTCGCCACGGTTAACCTGAGTACCAGCACCAACCGTTACTGCAAGTTCACCGAACTCTAGCGAAGCAGGTACTGTCGTACCCGTACTTCTTTTAATTAGGATGGTTGATGCCATCAGAATGATCCTCCGTTAACTGTTACGTTGTTTAATACATTTCCCGTTTGGAACTTTTGAGATGCCGAATCATAAATTAATAGATATCCATCATCAACTCCATTTGTCTGAGTATCAATATCTGCGAGATTTTGCAACGTCGCAGCACCACCAACAGCAACTCTAGAAACCTGGGGAAAATTTTGATCCCCAAATCTAATTCTAGCCATTTTAGATAGTTACTCCTTCTACTACTGTTAACACGCCCTCAAGGACTCTAGATTTAATGTCATCTGGAGCAGTGAGAACTACATCATAAACGTATTTACCAGGTGTCATGGCAGAAGTAACAGCATTGGATAAACTCAATTTCACTGCCCCTACAGCAGCAGGAGGAGTGATTTCAACTGTCATATCCGTCGAGGTGCTACTTTCATAGTGCTTTTTAATTTTAGAAGCACCTGTATAGTTAGTCAAATCAAAACTTGAACCATTATCTTTTGTCACATAAAAAGTGGTCTCAAAGTCAGCGCCTTGATATACTACAAGATTTGTTACCGCAGATAACATTACTGTGTTCCTACTTCATCAAGTATTTATACTACTAGTTAATTTAAGTAGTAGTTCTTTGATCTCTGAGATTTCCTTCTTTAAATCTTTGACTTCATCTGCAGTAGTTTGAATTTGTTTCCTTTGTTGGGATTCTAAATTTCTCTGCTCGACGTATTTTTGGAAATCTGATTTATTTGTATTAATAATAGCACCTGTTACAGGGTCACGAACTAAATCTTTGTGACCCTCTACAGGAATCATGCTAGAGCTATGCATCTTAAATCTTGCAATACTGGAGTTTCTGAAGTGTTTCTAGATCTTAATCTAATCTTCACTGCATATTTAGTGAAGGTATCATCTCCAGTCAATTCCTTAAGATATGAATACTCTTTATACTCCTCTTCACTCTTAGTTCCTGCATAGTCATTTGCAGTTAACTCTTCCCATGCAATATCATTTGGATTGGATTCATCACCAGTCAGAAGTTTAACATAAACATCGATATCAGTATTAGCACTGTTGAATGCAGTAGTCAAAATCTTCAATGAAGTACATTCATTTGCGAGTGTGATGTATTTGGTGATGTAGTTGGCAGCATTAAAATCATACTTAGCACTTTGACCGATATTATAAGTACCGTTATCATTAAAGAAGTACTCATCATCAAAAGTACCATCAAAATCACAAATTCTATTAGCAGTAGTAATTACGCTAATTCGGTCTGTATCAATAACAGGACTTAAGTTATCTGCAGTACTTGACAGAGTAAATCTAAGTTCAAATGATTTTGCTTCAGACATCTGACGATCTTCGTTGATGCTAGATGCAATCAGTTTTGGTGTGGTAAACCAATTGTTAGCATTCAAATTAACTTCACGATAACTTCCGTCTTTTAGGTATGACCTGTTTGCAGATGCCAATGAAGTACTTGTGGTTGGATCTGAGTGAGAAGAATCTCCAAGGGAAGTAGCAGACGTTGTTTTAATTTCAGCAATAAGTTCAGTACCTGGGAGTTCTTTATAAGAAACCATAGGTTCAATATAATTATACTGAAGATTAGTACTTGCAGTAGCATTCTCACCACCAAAGGTTGTATTTAAATCATCAAGGTTTCTTCTAAGACCACCAAGATCAATTTGATAACTATCTAAAGTAATATACTTCAGGGATGAGTGAGTAGTATTAATCTTGGTCAGAGGAATACCATTCTTGACATATAATTCTACCTTCCACTTATCAGCAGATTTAAATCCACCTGATGGAACTGATGCTGTAGTAATCTTATCAATCAACTGAATATAATACATTCCAGTAGTACCGTCAACGGCACTTACGGCAGATGGATCATAGGAGTAGATATAATCTCCAATCTTTAAGTAACCTGGATTACTTGCAGATGGTGCTGCACCAAGGATACCATTTCTTGTAGGAGATACTGTTTGATCATAAGCAAGTTCAGTAGAATCTTCGTGGAAAAGATCTCTGTTGCCTTTTAATCTAATAGCATTATTTGGAATTCCTCCAGTTGTTCCACCTGCACCTACTTGACCATTCCAGTTAGAATATAGATCAGCATAAATTTCGGTACTAACTCCTTTAATTTCAACAAATGAAGCATTATCATACATGTTGTGGTTTGCATGATGAACCTTCATAAATCCATTACCTGTACTTGTATTAGTATAGTTAATAGTTAATTCAACAGGATCAGGTCTGAGTTTTTTGAAGAACAGATTACCAGAGTTATCATTTACAAAATTAATTTGTGGTTTTTCATTAATCTTAAACTTACATCTGTAAATCTTGAACTTCATATCTTGATATTCAGCAGTAGTCCAAGTAGATGCGTTTTGAGATTTGAACAGCACACCAGCATATGGTTGCTTAGAGATTCTCTCTCCACTCAAATCATCTTTACCCATTTCAGACAACCATACATTATACTCAACTGATGCAGTCAAAAGAACAAAGCAATACTCTTTTCTCTCTGCCAAATATACTGGCGTTGTGAATACAAATGTGGTGGATGCAGTAGCATCATCAGAAACAGATACATCAGATGGATCTTTATTGATTGTAGCAAGAACTGTAGGAGAAGGATAACCATTTACCATTTCTCTAATCTGCATGGTAACAGGCAGATTATCATCCTTAGTTCTGAAGTATACATCAATTTTGCTGATAAAACAACCACCTGCATTCTCAATTAAGAATGATTGTGCTAATGGGTCATACCAACCACTATCTCTTGTGCTAGAACTACTTGAGGTTACGATTCTGTTGTCAGTTACAGTATCCTGAGTAATCTCAGCGTTTCTAACCAGAAGAGTATCTGTCTGCTTAGACAAGATAGTTCCTCTTGCACTGTAAACTCCTTCAGCAGAACTATCAACAACTCCTGGAATTACTGAGTTTTCCTTACTATCAGTCAGTTTGAGAACTGAGTCACCGACAGCCCATCTAGGATTACCTTCAATATTTGGATCTGGAATATAAACGCTAACACGAAGATTACCCTTTTCATCTGCAATCAAACGCTTTTTAGTTACAGTTGCAGTAGCACCACTAGTAAGACCTAAGATCTTATCACCTTCCAGTAAGTATCCACCATAAGGAGATCCATCTAATTCATTCATAGATTCAATATTAATGTTTAAGAATGTAGATGACGCTGTATATGCGGTTGCAGTAATAGCATTTCCAGTATATGGATCAACTTCATATGGTTTATCCAATCTAGCAATTCCTGCTTTTGGTGTACTAAGAGTTGCTCTAAACTTTCTACCACTAATAGTACCAGAAAGTGCAATATCTTCATTTGCTTGGAATGCACTACTTCCAGAAGTCATTTGAATACCAATGATCTTTGGAGTAGTATATGCCTCAACTGATTTACCCTCTAAGAATGGATAAACTCTTACATTTGGTTTTAATCTAAATGCTGTAGAAGCAATATTTCTAGATCTCTTCCATCTTGCATACTTGGTATCAACTACTCTGTCACCCAGAACAACTGTATCATAAGTAGGAGTGACACTAGATCTTACTCCACTTCTAGTTTGAGCAGTTGTTGTAGTGGTTGTTGTAGTTGTAACTTGTCTTACATAAGGGTGTTGATCTCTTCTAAAATTCTCAGTAGAAGATGTAGTTCTACTACCAGTCCATTGAGTTTCCCATGCACCCCATTCAGTTGGAGCAAATCCAGTATTAGGATCTACATCCATTGCATATAAAGTTGCTGCATAATCACCTTCAACTTCAGTAACAGTATCTGGTAATCTATTTTCGTCAATCCAATCATCAGATGCTGGGAAGATTTGCATCAAACCAACCCAAGACACAACAGCAAATGGGTTTACGTTTTCAGAAACTGCTGCATATGGTTGTTCAATAATTAATTGATCAGTATAATCAAGCATGATTAAATCACCCTTGATATAATTTGATGGAACGGTCTTATATGCTAAACTACTATTTGTTGTATAGTGCTGAGGTCTTAATTCTCCATGAGTACCACTGATAGAGCACTTATAGTTTGGATGACTAGGTTCTCCGATGTTATGACTGGTAAAGTTATCTACTAAGAATCCATTCTTTAATCTAGTGTTTCCGTTTGAATCGGTAATAAGAAGATTAGCAGTATCGGATTCAAGTAAACTCAACTGAGTGTAATATTCAATATTTGTAATTCTTTTCTCTAAGAGACCGATGTCTCTCATTGTATATCTCTTATTAGTTGATCTTTCAAAAGTAACCTTACTTAAATCTCTAACATATGGTGGCATTGTAATGGTGCCAACTTTCATCGCATTTGCTAAAGATTCATCTGGTTTTGATGAAAGCAAGGATGGAATTCCTTTTTTATTAATAAAGTTTCCATTCTTATCAAGATACAGATCATCAATTCTTCCAAGATAGTATTCAATATCACCATCAGTTGATCCTGTTGGTAGTAAATATTGATTGAACTTATAGTTTGCATTAGTATAAGTCAATAATGTAGTGCTAGTAGCAATTTCAGTAGCATCAATAATGAATGGATCTACATAGTCACCATTTCCAGTAACTGCATTATTTTGATTGATTCTCCAATCAAGAACATTGCTCAGATATACTCTAGATTCATCTGTATCATAATATGGAATCTCATCATAAGTGGTGTCATAATAGGAGTTAATTGTATAGAACTGACCATCAACAACATCTTCAAAGTAATCAAATACTACCCATACCGTACCACTCAGAGCACTTTCACTTGATACTTTCTCTAAAGATGAATACTCAAAAGTATGATTTGTCTGACCATCCCTTAATCTATATCTAGATTTAATATTAACACCACCATTGCCATCTACAGTACTAATATTTCTAGTTGTTCCTGAAGTTAATCCTTTAATTTCTTCGTTGTCAAGGAAAGTAATGGTGCTTACGTAAACAAAGTTTACTGTATTACCATCTTGTCTAATAATTCTTGCTTTTGCACCACTCTTTGCACCTTCAATGACTTCACCAATTTCAAAAGTTCCAGTTGCACCAACTAAAGTAACCTGTGGGATAACATCACTAATAGTAGCACCAGTATAAACTGCATGGACCCTATTTACTCTGGTTACTCCAAGAGGTAACAAGGTATCATTTACGTCATACTTATCTGTAATATCTGTAAGTTTAACAATCCTCATTTTTTGATGTGAGGATAACGTTAGTGTAGGAACACTAATTTTTTCAGGACCGACTAAAATAAATGCTGCATCCCCAGATCCACTTCTACCACTTACAGTTCCAGTAAGAGTACCTGTAGTTGGATCTCCAGTAACAGTAAAGGTAAGATCTGAAGCATCTTCTCCAGCTAATCTTACAGTGTAATCACCAGAAGTTGTTGAGAAATACTCTCTATTCGAGATAGTAATGCTGTTACCAGAGGTAGTTCCAGCAGCATAAGTTAAAACTTGTTGTACTTTAAGATCTGAAATATTTTTAATTTCAGCATCTCCAAATACTCTAAAGAAGTGATCCTTTGCAGAACCAACATACTTACTAGCACTGCTGACTAGATCATAGTTAGTAGATCCAACAGTGATTTTTGCTATGTTAGTTAAAGTATTAGTGCCAGTAAAGGAAATATTTGCTAATCTTACCAGATTATAAGTTGATCCTTCAGTGTATGATTTGAAAATAGCATATCCAATTGTAGTTGAGGAGCTATTTTTTAAAGTAACAATTCTATCACCAGTAAGTTCACTATTTAAATCAGTTTGACTGATTCTGGTCGTACCTGCTAATCTAAATGCAACTCCTGCACCATTAGTACTAATAGTTTTGTTTTGTACAGATTCTGAAGTTCTTGGTTTTTCAATATCTACGTAAGTATTAGAAATAGTTTCAATTTCATATCCTCTTACGTATGCTTTACCAGGAGATACTACAACTTCAAATAAGTTGTTACTTGCAGTATTGTCCTGACTAGTTTTTTGACCTAAGTTGAAAACACCATTATTGATACCATTATCTAAGCACTCAGCAAAGGAAAATCTATATGGGTTTACTTCATAATCTCCAGATTCATCATAAGTTCTTCTTGCAAGAGTATCTTCTAATGTCTTTGCAATCTGTGCTTTAGATGTGCTGACAATTTCTTTAACAACACCATCTTCAATTTTAAGTAACTCAATAAAATCAGTAGCAGTCGTATCGTCTAAACTCTTCTTGACTAATACTGCTTGTAACTTTAATCTGTGTGCTCCAGGTGCAGAATAGTTAGAATATCCCTGTGCTTGATCATTAAGGGTGGGATCATCTTCTGGAGTTACAATCTCCTCTAGTACTTGAAGACCTACCTTATATGATGGATTTGTTCCAAATTGATCAAGAATAATTTCTTGCTCTTTAACAGTTACAAAGTAACCCTTGACAAAATAGATACCTGTTGTAATCTTAGCAGAAGAACCAACATGAGTTGATTGTGATGTAATACACTTAGCAAAATCAGTATTTGCTTGAATTACTGTAGTTCCAACAGAAAATGCCTGTTCAGTAATTAGAATCTCATCATCTAAAAATGTAGTATATTGAGTTTCTGTGGTTTCATCTGTAGACCCAGAATTAATATATTTGATATAAAGGGTGGTCTTACCTTTTTCTGATGCTTCACTAGAGATAGCATTTACTACACGTGCTCTAACTCCAGAGGTATTTCCCTTGATTACCTTTCCTACAATGACAGGAACATTGTTAACCTGATTTGCTACAAGCAATCCAGAGTCAATTCCAAAATATTCATCTTCAACTAAGATAGCATTGTATGCTAAGTCATAACCAATCTGACCAGGGATGACCATAGCGCCATCCTTATAAATGCTAGACCCAAACTTCTCAACCTGATCCTGAAGGATAGATTGAAGTGTTGTTAGTTCTCTCGCCTGCAGGGGAAATCCTGGACGAAACAATACCTTATGGAAATTGTCGTTTACGTCAAAATCCTCATAATATGGAGGAGTGTTCAGATTAGTTGACTGGGGCATCTCTTTAGAACTCTAAAATAATTTTGAAATCTTCGGTCTGATCTTCTGCTCTGGAAATTGCATTCCTATTATCTATGTAGATGATATCTCCAGAACCCCTTACGACTTCTGGAGAAATTACAGATCCTGTGCTAGAACTGACAGTCCCTGTTGAGGAAGTGCCAACTTGAATAGTATCGCCCAATTCAAATGCAGTTCTAACACCATCACTATCAATACCATAATCTTGAATGTTCTCTTGTAAGAAATACAACTTAAATACTGTAGAACCATCAGTTTCATAGTGAACAACTGTTCCAGTGGCATATGGAGCAGTTCCTGAGGTTGTTCTGACCTGAACGTCTTCAAAATCTTCAGGTGAATTGTATGAACTCAGATCTGCAGCTAAATTCATTACATGAGTGCCAATGGCAGTACTACTAATATTTGAATTAGTAAATGTAGGAT